GGTCCTCACCTAGAAATATCTGGAGATAGAGACTCTAAATACTTGCTTGCTTTTGACCCTAGTTGGGCAGAATCAGAAAGCTCTGATGACTTTGCTATACATGTGTTTAAACTAAATGATAATACCCAGACTGGGACATTGGTTCATAGCTATGCGATGCCTGGTTTAAAAATGCAAGATCATATTAATTATTTTCATTATTTATTAACAAACTTTAATATAGTAGCAATTGTTGGTGACTATGGTGGAGGTGTTCAGTTTATGCAGGCCGCAAATGCTAGCGAGCAGTTTAATAAAAGCGGTATTAATATTAGCGAGATTACAGCTAACTTTGATGACTTAGAGAAATATCAAGATGTTTTATTGCAGGCCAAAAATCAATACAATATCAAGGACAAAAGAATATGTGTATTAAGGAAAGCCACATCCGACTGGATTCGAAGAGCAAACGAATTGTTACAGGCTAATTTTGACCATAAGAGAATATCATTTGGTTGCCGAGCATTGGATGAGAGTTACCACCAACAAGTAAAAGCAAAGGTACCTATTGACAACTTAACATTCCTGCCAAACCAAAAAGAAGTTTTAAAAAATGCTGGCGCCTCTAAGATTATAGATTTCCTTGACCACCAGTATGATATGGTTAATTATACAAAAAACCAATGTGCATTAATACAGGTATCTTCTTCTACACAGGGAACTCAAACATTTGGACTGCCCAGTAACTTGAGACGTCAAACAGGCCCAGGAAAGACAAGAAAAGATTCTTATTCTGCACTAGTATTAGGCAACTGGATGATTAAGACTTACTATGACTTTACGATGGCAAAAGCAGACCCAACCGCTGCGACATTTGCCCCGATAATGATTTAAAGCAGAAAGTCGACTTTTAACTTTAAAGTAGACTTTCAATAACTTTGGTGTACTATTAAATATGCCAAGAAAATATGTAAAAAAGTCGGATTATTGGAACAATTTTAATACTGCAAATGGGGCCGGGGAAAGCCAGAGCCCCCTGCCATTAAACAATGAAGAAGTAAAACCTTCAAGTGCTGGGGAAGCATATTATGCAGAGGCATCCTGCAGTAGGAATGTAAACCAACCTGGATGTGAAGACGGAACAAGAACAAGACGAAACTATATTTCGACAAATCAAAAACAAAATAAATATAAGAATATAGAAGATTGTCCGCTTTCTTACAGCAATGAAAAGAATTATATTAGTCCTCGATCCTCAATATTGCTATGCCAAAAAGCTTATGCAAATATAGCGATCTTTAGAAATGCCATCGATGTAATGTCTGAGTTCTCAAATTCTGACATATACCTAGAAGGGGGATCCGAGAAAGCAAGAAACTTTATAGAGAAATGGATGGATAGAATAGAAATATGGAAACTTAAAGATCAGTATTTTAGAGAATATTATAGGTCCGGCAATGTATTTATGTATAAGTTAAATGCTAAGTTCACTCCAGAAGACTTAGTAAAATTAAACAAAGTATATGCTGCTGAAAAAGAAGTATTACCTAATAGGAAAATTCCAGTTAAGTACGTATTCTTAAATCCTTATGATTTTGTAGCTGATAGGGTATTGTCTTTTGATGCTCAAGACGGAGTTTATAAGAAAATATTAAGCGAATACGATATTCAAAAGCTTAAGCATCCCCAGACAGATTACGACCAAGAAGTATTTGATGCACTTCCTGAGGATGCTAAAAAAGCGATTAATGGTAGTCAGTTTAATCAAGAAGGAGTTTTAATTAGTCTAGATCCATCCAAGCTTATATTCTCTTTTTACAAAAAACAAGACTACGAGCCGTTTGCTACTCCCTTTGGATTTCCGGTTCTTGACGATATAAATTGGAAGATGGAACTTAAGAAAGTAGACCAAGCAATTACTCGAACTATCGAGAATGTTATATTGCTAGTTACAATGGGCAACACTCCTGACAAAGGAGGAATAAACCCAAACAACTTAAAAGCCATGCAAGATTTATTTCAAAATGAAAGCATAGGCAGGGCATTAATAGCAGACTATACCACAAAAGCGGAATTTGTAATTCCTGATCTAAACAAAGTTCTTGGGTCCGATAAATATGATATAGTTAATGAAGACATCAAGGAAGGCTTGCAGAATATTATCGTGGGTAAAGAAAACTATTCCAGCACTCAAGTTAAAGCTCAAATATTTCTCGAGAGGCTAAAAGAAGCAAGAAATACATTTCTCAATGATATTTTACAGCCGCAAATAAAAGAGGTTTGCAAAGCCATGGGATTCAAAAACTACCCCAAAGCAAAGTTTGTAGAGATAGATATCAAAGATGAAGTGCAAATGCATAGAGTAACCTCTAGACTTATCGAAATGGGCATAATAACTCCAGAGCAAGGAATGACTGCCCTCAAGCAAGGTGTTTACCCAAACCCTTCCGACTTAAAGCCTGCTCAAGAAAAATTCGTAGAACAAAGGGAGCAGGGTTTTTATACTCCTCTGAGTGTCGCTCAACCTATTTTACCAGAGGGTCAAGAGCTCGATCAAAGCCAACCACAGCAATCTACCCAACAAGAAACAGGAAGGCCCGCTGGCACAAAAACAAAAACAAACAATTTGCTTGCAAAAGAAGATTCATACAGTAGAGCCGACATACAGTCCGTTATATATGCCATTGAAGACTTGGGTAAACATATGGAATCTGAACTCAAGAAAGCATACGACAAGAAGCGCTTGTCTAAAAACCATAAAACAATGATAGAGAGTCTTTCTGAAAGTATCGTCATGTCTTCCAATATGGACTGCTGGAAAAGCAAGGCAAGCGAATGCATTAAAGATTTTAATAATATAGAACATTTAAATATTATGCCTGAAGTATTAGAAGTTGGAGAAGAACATAAAATAGTATCTTATCCTGCGGCTATATTATATCATAGTAAAAAAAATAAAAAATAAGTGTATCTATATAAAGTATCATTTTTAATTTAAAAAAATATTATGCTTCCATATAAATATATAACTAGTTTTGAAGAGAGTATAGCTATACAACATAACGATGGTGATCAACTAATAAGTTCTGCATCACTTGATTCACTGAAAGAGCTGGCTCCAGAAAATATTGACTTTGAAAAGAATATAGACTTGGTGGGGGTTGCTTTTAATGCGGCTGTAGCTAACAGGTTTAATAAAAACGGCGACGGTATAGACACCGCCACAGCATTGGCTATCAAAGATTATTTTATTCATAAACCCACGAATATTGAACATCAAAAACAAAAGGTAGTGGGCCATATTGTAGGTGCATCATTGTCAGCTTATGGAAGTAACGAAGTTTTGGCGACTGAAGATGCTTCATCAACTAAAAAGCCATTTAATATAGCTCTCTCTGCCGTAGTATATAAAACAGTTAACCCAGAGTTTGCGGAACTGGTCGAGAAATCAACAGACAAGGAAAGCGAGCTTTACCAGACCGTATCTGCAAGCTGGGAAATTGGATTTAACGATTATGTTATTGCAGTAGGTAGTGAAAATTTAGAAGAGGCAACAATTATCCCAAGAGAGCAAAGAGACGAATATTCAAAATTTCTTAAAGCATATGGGGGTAATGGCAGAACCGACAAAGGTGAAGAAGTTCATAGATTAATAGTTGGAGATATTTACCCGATAGGTATAGGCTTTACATCTAACCCTGCGGCTGATGTCAAGGGTGTGGTTTTATTAACAGAAGATGAACCAGAAAATGAAGACGATAAAGAAACTGAGGCATCGATAGAAGTATTGAAAATAAAAAATAATTTTTTACAAGAAAAAAGTTCCCATTTACATAAAGGCAATGTAATCATTAACAAGAATCATAAACTAAAGCACATTATGGACAAAGAAATTCTAAATCAAGTAACCGAAACCCTCGAAGCTCAAGCTTCTTCCAAGAAATTGTCTGAAGAAGCTATTGCTAATATTACTAAAGTATTTCATGATGCTATTATCGACAAGAGCGAAAAATGGCAGCAAGAAAAAGAAGACCTTCAAAAGGAAAAAGAAGAGCTTGCTAAAGCTCAAGAAGTTTCCGATCAAGATCTTGAAGATATGAAAGTAAAGCTTTCCGAAGTTAGTGAAGAGCTTGCTACTATCAAAACTGAAGTGGCCGCCCAACAAGAATCTGAGCGGTTCACCGAAAGAATGACCGAAATTGATAGTGAATTCTTGTTAGAAGATGAAGACAGAGTTCTTTTGGCTTCAGAGCTTAAAGACCTTGATTCATCCGAAGAGGCTTACGCTCAATACAAAGAAAAGTTAAATGTAGTATGGAAACATAAGACAAAAGCTTTTAAAGAAGAGCAAGAAAAGATTTTTAATGAAAAGATTGAAGAAGAGGTTCAAAAACGTCTTGCATCTCTCGCTAACGAAACCGAAACTGAGGTAGAAACCCCTGAAGAAACAGAGGCAGCCGCAGAAGAAGTTATTGAATCCGCAGAAACTGAAGAAGAAGCGGTTGCAAATAATAATAGCGAATCAATCGAAGAAGAAATTTCTTTAAGGGAAAAGTTTAAAAAATCTTTCTCTAAAGACAGTGTACAAATTCAATACTAAAAAGAGGACATAAAAAATGGCTAATAGACTACTACCATTCAGACAATACAACGAACACTTCGTAGTGAATTTGTTTTCACTAGATGTAAGTGGCGCTACTTTAAGTGGCTTTACTCACGCAGCTTCAGGAGCTCACGATGCAGGTACCTTAGTAAAGGTTACTGATGGCAGTTGGGCAGCTGGAGAACCAGCAGGTTACGGAAGTGACGGGCAGGGATCCACAGAGCTTAATGCTTATCTTGGCGAAACCGGTTACCCTCATGTAGGACGTAACGTTAACCCTGAAGCCGCTCCAAAATTTGAAGTAGCAAGCGGAACCGACATTGTTCTTGGTGTTACCTTGAATCAAACTTTAGCATTCGACGAAAATGGAGAAAAACTTCTTTACTATCGTCAAAAAGCACTCGAGCTTCAAGCTGTACTTCCAGGCGAAGTTGTACCAGTACTTACTAAAGGTATTATAACAGTCGCAGCAAGCGCAGTCATTGCAGGCAACGAGCCTTCAGTGGGAGATTTAGTCTCATTGGGAGCCGGAGGAAAGTTCCGAGCAGAAGGCGGCAGTGGAAACACAGTTGTTGGAAAATGTCTTGGAGTAGGAAACCGTGGAGATGTCTACGATCCTCAATCCGCTGACTACTTTGCTGGAGATGGTTCCACTGGAGCATACTATATCATCAAAATTGATCTTTAATCTGTAAGTCAAGAGAGGACACAAAAAAACATGAAAATCACACTTAAGAGAACAGAAGAACAAGTAGAACTTGTAAAAGCCATGGCCTCTCGTAACAGAGATGTCGCTTACGAAGCTCAGCAAGCATTGGCTGAATTCATCGGACCAGTATTGTCCGAAGTTATCGGTCAAGCTCCTACTTTAAGCAATCTTTTCACAAGCTTTCAATTCAACGAGATGGATAGCCCTAGCATCCCCTTGGACCTTTACTATGATGTAACTGCTCCAGACTATGTTAAGGTTTACAGCACCACGGTTCCTGGCGGATTGCCCACCAACACCGTAACACCTACCGTTTCTGAAATGAAGTTTAACACCTATCGCCTTGATAGTGCTGTTGACTTTGACAAACGTTATGCTGCTAAATCTCGCATGGATGTAATCGGAAAGACTTTTACACGTATTGCTCAAGAAATCTTACTTCGCCAAGAAGATACATCTGCTAACTTGATCCTTGGATCTTTAGCTGATGCTCAAACTAACGGACAAGACCACTTGGTTGCCGCAAACGGAGCTAACTTAATCCTTGACGATTTCAATAAGTTATTGACTCTTGCAAAGCGCATTAACACAGCATGGACCGGCGGAGCCCCAGAAGGTGGACGCACTAAAGGTGTTACCGACTTGATTATGTCTCCTGAGGCAGTAGAAGGTCTTCGTGCTATGGCTTACAACCCAATCAATACTGAGCCTGGACTTGGAGCTGGTAATGCTATTCCAGCAACCGACGAAATGCGCAACTCTATTTACAATAACGGAGGAATTCCTGAATTCTACGGAATTAGCATTATGGAAATCAATGAGCTTGGAACTACTAATGGTACCGCTCAAAAATTCCTTGCTACCTGGAATGCACTTAGCACTCGTACTGACAGCGATTTGGTTATCGGTCTTGACCGTGGCCGTGAATCTTTGTTCCGCGCTATTGCTCTTGATGCAGAAAGCGGATCCGAGCTTAGCCTTCTTGCTGACGACCAATACAGCGTTCGTCAACAAAAAATTGGATACTACGGTTCCATGGAAGAGGGCCGCATGATTCTCGACAACAGAGTTCTTACAGGAATCACTCTATAATAAGAGTGCCTCTAAGAGGACTTCAAAGAATCCACCCATAGCGGTGGATTTTTTGTTTATAAACATTATCATATATATATAGACTAAAGGAGAAAGGTAAATTATGAAAAATAAAAAAAATGTAAATGCGAAAAAGCCCGCAAAAAAGACATCTAAGAAAATACAAGAATTCAGTGATGGAAAAAACCACATACAGGAAGAGGCTAGTTATGCAAGAAGCCTAGAGCATATGATTGGCAGAAAGCAAAAAAATGCTTTTGGGGCTAATACAATTGAAGAATTCGAGGCAAGTTTAGCTAATATGCAATTAGCTCAAATGCAAGAATTAGCAGTAAGTGCAGGGGTCTTTCCATCAGGAACAAAAGTTACACTTAAGTCTAAATTAATTAAAGCATATAAGCAACAAGCACAAGGAGCGTTAAAATCAATTCAAGTTACGAAGCCAATGGTAGAACCCGGCTCTCAAAAAGAAAAAGATATTCTAAAGATTTTAAATCAATAATTTGTTTCACGTGTACTTAATTACATGTATTCATTTAATCAAATTGGTGAGCTAGCTAGTGGTATATTAAAATATGAATTTGACTTCATAGAGGACCCTACCGAACAGCAAGCTGAATTACTCACTATATCAGGCTCTTTAAGTGGAAAAATTGGAGAGCTTAATATAATATTAAATCAAAAATTTTGCTTTACTGGGGCAGACGGCAATCCTTATCCAAGACTAGGAGATGAGGAGTCTTCCATATTGGAAGAAATGTACCTAAGGGATTACAATACAAAACAAGCCAGGAAAATATTAAGGGGCAGTTATAATAGCACAATTTCCGGAATAGACGGAGGTGGACAATCAAACTGGACGGAGCTTAGGGAAGGGGACACAACAATAAAAAGACCGGCATCAGCAATCCCAGGATTATTTACCAACAAAATAGATTTAAGTAAAAACTTTAAAGCTTTGGCTGCAGAGTCTGAACAAAAAATTAAAGACTTAGCATATTCATACAATATGTATGGAGCTGCGCCAAGACAAGTGGCCGGACAAGATGCCCCGGATATAGATTATATATTATGCCAAACAGACGCTGACACACCCCTTTCAGGATATCTTCCGGAAGAGACGGGAGTTAGCCCTACGGGTATTGATCCTTCTGGGATTAGCCCTTCGGGGTTTACGGGCATGGGCTTATATAACTAAGCCCCACTAAGGTTCATTAAATCTTTCATTGAGAGAGAGCCTCCTTTTTCTTTGGCCAAATCCTCTAGGGTTCTCCCCTGCTTCGGTTGAGATAGCCCTAATTCATCCATGTCTTCTTTTGTTGCCCCAACAATAGTAGATGCGCCAGAATCTTTAGATATTTCCTGCTTAATTTTCTCTCTACTTTCCGATGAGTTTGCAAAATCCAATAAGCCGTCTGGGTCATTTTTAATCCTTTCAGGAATGTCTTCGCTATACTGCTCAAATATATTTTTAAATATCTTTGTATAAAGTGTTAAATTTAACTGGAAGTTAGTTAATTCGACCACGGGCTTCCCAAAAAAATCAGTCAAGTTTTCTATGAAACTGTAATAGGATTTATAAAAATCTTGTATTGCTAAATGCTTTATATTGTTATCAGAGAAAGTCTTATG